TCCAGCAGTGCCTCTAGCGCTTCTAGTAGTGCTTCTACGGCTACCACAAAGGCTTCTGAAGCTGCCACGAGTGCTACAAACGCAGCCAACAGCGCCTCCAGTGCGTCTACTAGCGCCTCTGATGCTGCTTCCAGTGCTTCTAGCGCCTCATCGAGTGCTTCAAGTGCCTCTAGTAGCGCCACAACGGCTACAACTAAGGCTTCTGAGGCTTCTGCCAGTGCAAGTGCAGCGTCTACCAGCGCCAGCAACGCAGCCTCTAGTGCCTCTAGTGCATCGACCAGCGCCAGTAATGCCGCTTCTAGCGCTTCTAGTGCGTCCACTAGTGCCACCAATGCTGCTAATAGCGCCACAGATGCAGCCAATAGTGCTGCTGCGGCTGCTGCGGTGATTCCTTCGCAGACTGGTAACTCTGGCAAGTTTCTAAAGACTAACGGAACCAACGCTTCTTGGGATACAGCAGTCACTAGCGTGAATGTGTCAGTTCCGACTGGTTTGTCTGTCTCTGGTGGGCCTATTACCAGCACAGGCACTATTGCAATTTCTCTCCAAAGCGGGTATAGTATACCCTCTACTACCAGTCAAAGCAACTGGGATACTGCCTATAGTTGGGGAAACCATGCTTTAGCTGGATATGCAAGCACTTCCGGCTCTTATTCTAATCCGTCTTGGATCACTTCTTTGGATGGCTCTAAAATCACTGGAACCGTTGATGGCGGTACTTTCTGAGGTAACACATGGCAACTAAAATCATTACCAAAAACAGTTCTACGGCTTCTGCGGCTCCTTTGGCGGCAGACCTTTCTGCTGGTGAACTGGCAATTAACACCAATGACGGTAAGCTGTTCTATAAAGACAGCGGAGGCACTGTAAGGACTCTGGCAAGCAAGGACGCTGCTTCTGGCTCTTTCGCTACTTTGTCGGCTTCTGGTAACGCTACTGTTGGTGGAACTCTTGGAGTCACTGGAGCCACTACGCTTTCTTCCACTCTGGCTGTTACTGGCACAACCACTCTGACGGGTGCTGCCACTCTTACCGCCAACCCCACTCTGTCGGCTGGCACAGCCAACGGGGTTCTGTATCTCGACGGCTCTAAGGTTGCGACAAGTGGTAGTGCGCTGACTTTTGATGGGGCGAGTCTTGCATCAACGGCTGCGTGGGCTACTGGGAAAGGTCAGATTTATACCGATGCGTCATCAGGAAATTTATCTGGCATTGCAAACAGGTACAACGGCGTTGAAAAAGGCTACTTGTATTACGACAACACAAGCAGCACATATAACTTATACGGTGGCACTGGTGTTTCTCTGGTGTTCTCGGCAAACCTTGCAGAAAAAATGCGCCTGACCTCCACAGGTCTTGGCATTGGGACGAGTTCGCCTTCTACAAAACTTGATATATACGATGCCTCATCTCCAAGGGTTGCTGTTTCTGGCCCCTCAACTGCTACGGGGTATTTGGTATTTAGAAACACCACTTCTGGAGTTAACAGAGGATATGTGGGGTATGAGTTTGCCAACGATGCAATTCTGTTTGCAACTGCTGGCTCCGAGCGTATGCGTCTCGACTCCTCTGGCAACCTTGGTCTAGGGGTTACGCCGAGTGCTTGGAGTGCAAACTATAAGCCGATTCAACTTGGACAATACGCAAGTGTTGCGGCCGAAATTTCAACTGTTGGACAGGCTTTGTTCGCCAACAACGTATATGCAACTGGCACAGGTTCGTCTCCAACATACAACCGTGTTGCGGGTTCTAGTGCATCAATGTATTTGCTGGATGCCAACGTCCATAAATGGTTTACTGCTGGAACTGGAACTGCTGGTTCTGCCATCACCTTCACCCAAGCAATGACGCTGGATGCGAGTGGGAATTTGGGGGTTGGAAGTACATCCCCCGTTGCAAAACTTGATGTTAACGGTAGCGCAGTCTTGCGTATCGCATCGGCCACAGAAAGTCGCACGTTGGGTTTTGTTACTTCCAACGGCGTATATGGATGGACTATCGGTAACGGTGTTACCGCCTCTGCTGACCAGTTTGTGATTTACAGCAATACCGCTGGCGCGGCTCGGATGTTAATCGACTCCAGCGGGAATTTGCTGGTGGGGACTACGAGCCAATCTGGAAAACTTGCAGTTAGCGGAGCCGCAACTTCCGCACCGCTTGTTACTTTTAACAGTTCTACGGCTGGTGATGTTGGTCAACCTGGGCTTCGGATTGGTAAGCAGGACAACAATACGACAACTTCACAAATCATTTTGCAGGCCACCATTCTTTCCACTGGTGCGGGTGCTGGTCAAATCAATATGAACGGGGCTAACACATTGGCCTTTGGCACATATTCAGATGCTCGATTGAAAGAAAACATTGTTGATATACCACCTCAACTTGCCAACATCATGGCATTGCGTCCTGTTGAGTTTGATTACATTGCGTCTGAAGGAGGTGGACATCAAACTGGTTTTATTGCTCAAGAAATGCAAAAAGTTTATCCAGATGCTGTAGGTGAACGAGAAGATGGGATGCTTACTGTCTCGGCGTGGAGCAAAACTGAAGCCCGTTTGGTCAAAGCAATTCAAGAACAGCAAGCCATCATTGAACAACTCAAGGCCGATGTGGCCGCATTGAAAGGAGCATGAAAATGCAAATCACTTGGACAATCTCTAATCTCGACCGCCGTACCTCTGACGGTTTTGTAACAACGGCACATTGGACTTGTTCGGCAGTAGACGGAGAGTTCTCCGCTTCTGTTTACGCCACTTGCTCATGGGCTGAAGGACAGCCGACTGTCGCCTATGACGCTCTGACACAAGAAACTGTGTTGGGTTGGGTGTGGGCATCTGTGGACAAAGCCGCTACTGAGGCTGCTGTGACCGCACAGATCAATGCTCAGAAGAACCCTGTTCAAGCTTCTGGGCTTCCTTGGTAAATAGGCAATCCACCAGCCTTTGATGGTGGCTTATAGGAGAATCAGCATGGGAAAAAATGAAAAGACCCCACTGAAGATTGATGACAAAGAGTATCTGTTTGAAGACTTGACACCCGAGCAACAAGCGATGGTGAACCACGTGGCAGACTTGGATCGTAAGATCGGCACTGCTCGGTTTAACCTTGATCAGCTTGCTGTTGGTCGTGATGCTTTCATGGGGATGCTAAAGAAATCTCTTGATGGTGAGTAATGGAACCTTTATCGACAGCCTTGGCTGCTTTTGCAGCGGTTCAAAAGACTGTTCAAGTCATCAAACAAGCCCAAAAGACCATCAACGATGTGAGTTCTCTTGGGCCTCTGGTGTCTCAGTATTTTGGAGCCAAGCACGAGACAATTAAGGCTGTTGAGCAGGCTAAAAAGAAAGGTGGATCATCCTTAGCGCAAGCGGTTCAACTGGAGTTGGAACTATTATCTCAAGAGAAGTTTGAGAATGAGCTAAAGATGATATTCTTCACCACCGGGCACGCTGATGTCTGGGACAAGATAACAAAAAGGGTAGCAGAGGCTGAAAAAGAGGCTAAAGAAGCTCAAAGACGAGCCAGAGATGCTGCAATTCAGAAAGCTAAGAAAACCAAACAGTTCATTGAAACCTGTATTGGTGTCGGTTTGGTAGTGATCATTGTCCCGCCCCTGCTTTGGGTGCTTATCAACGGGATTATTTTTGCAAAAGATCAAGGATGGTTTAAATGACTGATAAGGAAGATATCAGCCACGCTGAAATATACGAAAGACTCTTGACAGTTGAGCAAAAAGTTGATAAGATCGACCGCAATACGCAGGATGTGGTTAAAGCTTTTAACGCAGCGGCAGGGGCTTTCACGGTATTAGAGTGGTTGGCTAAAGCAGTCAAACCTATTATTATTGTTGGTGCTTTCTTTGGCGCTATCTATGCTGCCGTAACTCATAAGGTGAATCCATGAAAAAAGCTAAAGGTCAAGAAAAAGTTGGTAAAGTGATGCGTGAGTACAAAGAAGGTACTCTGCATAGCGGTAAAGGCGGCCCCGTCGTCAAGAATCGTAAGCAGGCCATTGCGATAGCGATGAGCGAAGCAGGCATGGCTCAGAAGAAGAAAAAGAAGAAGTAAATGCGTGAATATAGCGTTGGTCTAAACCTCGTAGCCGATACACTGACTACGGTATATACGGTTCCTACTGGCTACTATGCTAAGTGGAACCTTATGTACTTATTTAATGGCTCTGGTTCGACTAAGCACTGCACTGTTTATTGGACGGATTCCAGCGCAAGCACTAATATTTATGTCTTGAATCAGAATACCGTATCAAGTAAAGAGTATCTTCGTATTGACGGCGGTGCTTATGTTGTCCTCGAAGAAGGCGATAAGGTCATGATGCAAAGCGAGGCTGGTAGTTCATTTAGCACCATCTGCACTTTTGAACTGATTAAGAAACAAGGAATTTGAGATGACTTACCTTGAACTTGTCAACAATGTATTGAAGCGACTGCGTGAGCCTACGGTTACTTCGGTCAACGACACCATGTATTCCAAGATGATTGGTGTCTTTGTAAACGATGCAAAGAGAGACGTAGAAGATGCTCATGACTGGAATGCTTTGAGCAATACTTTGACTGCCACCACTACGGATGCAGTCTTTAACTATGTTCTGGTAGGCTCTCAAAACCGTTTCCGTGTCATTGATGTGCTCAATGACTCAGAAGACACTGTGATGCAGTATCGTCCTACTCACTGGATGAACAAGGCTTTCTTGCTGGTAGATCAACAAAAAGCTGCTCCTGTGTACTATAACTTCAACGGTGTAGACAATAACGGAGACACTCAGGTTGATGTCTATCCTATCCCCGATAAAGCCTATACGCTTCGGTTTAACCTGATCATTCCTCAGCCTGACTTGGTTGCGGATACGGATCGTGTTGAAGTTCCTGATCATTTGGTGGCTATGTTGGCTTATTCCAAGTCTATCGCAGAGCGTGGCGAGGATGGCGGTGTTCAGTCTTCTGAAGCTTATCTCCAGTACCGTCTTGCTCTGGCTGATGCTGTCGCTATTGAGCGAAACCGCTACGATGAAGAAATCACTTGGGTCGGTATCTAAATGGCAGAACAGCTTTTAACCTCCAGTATCGCCGCCCCCGGCTTCATGGGGGTAAACACTCAGGATTCCTCGGTTCAGTTGGAGTCCGGGTTCGCTACCATTGCCCAAAACTGCATCATTGATAAGTTTGGTCGTATCGGTGCTCGTAAAGGCTGGCTTCCTAAGCACACGCTTAATACCGATACAGGCACTGCCAGTATCCAGTCCATTGGTGAGTTAATTGCCAATGATGGAACCTCTTATATTCTTGTTGCTGCTAATAATAAACTGTTTAAGCTCAATGGTTCAACCTTGACCACCTTGACCTATGGCGGTGGAGGTGTTGCTCCTACGATCACTAACAGCAACTGGCAGATGGCTGCTTTAAACGGCAAGATGTACCTATACCAGAGTGATCATGATCCTCTAGTCTTCGATCCTGCGGTGTCTACCACGCAATATAAGCGTGTTTCTGAGGTATCTGGATACAGTGGTACGGTACAAAGCGCTAACTGCGTTGTATCGGCCTATGGACGCACTTGGACAGCTAATACGGCTACCGACAAGAATACTGTTCAGTTCTCTGATTTGCTTGCTGGTCACATCTTTGCTACCGGCACTTCTGGTACTTTGAATGTAGCTCAGGTATGGCCTGCTGGCGCTGATGAGATTCAAGCACTGGCGGTTCATAACAACTATTTGATTATCTTTGGTCGTCGTCAGATTCTGGTGTATTCTAACGCCACTGATCCTCAGAACCTTCAATTGACTGACACCATTGTAGGCACAGGTTGTTGTGCTCGTGACTCGGTAGCTGTGGTAGGTACTGATATTCTGTATCTGAGCGATAACGGTGTTCGATCCTTTGGTCGAGTGGTTCAAGATCGTTCTGCTCCTATGACAGATATTAGCAGCAGCGTTCGTGATGAGCTGGTAGCTCGTGTGGGTGCTGAGAACCTAGCGAACATCAAGGCTGTTTATTCTGATGTCAACGCTTTCTACCTGCTTGTGTTGCCTGTCAGTAATGTTACTTACTGTTTTGACACACGTACTAAGATGCAAAACGGTGCGGCAAGGGTGACTACTTGGACTTTGACTCCTTCAGCACTGGCGGTAACTCGCAGCAAAGAAGTACTGATCGGTACAGAGAGCTATGTTGGATACTATGTTGGTAATTTGGACAATACTTCGTCTTATCGTCTGCGTTACTACACCAGTTACTTTGACTTTGGACAACCAACGGTCTTGAAGCTGTTGAAGAAGATTAGCTTTACCTTGATTGGTGGTAATGGATTAGACATTAGTGTTAAATATGGCTTTGACTATGTTGACAACTACCAGTCTCAGATCATCAATATTGGTAACACAACTATTGCTGAATATGGGCTTGCTGAGTACAACATTAATGAATACACTGCTGGTTTGATATTTGACAACCAAAAGATTCAAGCCGGAGGAGCAGGTAATATTGTTCAGTTAGGCATTGAATCAGACATTTCTAACAAAGAATTGTCTATTCAGAAACTTGATGTTTATTGTAAGGTCGGAAGGACTCGATAATGAGTAACTATACCAAAGCCACAGACTTTGCTGCCAAGGATGCTCTTGCTTCCGGCAACCCTGCAAAGATTGTCAAAGGCACAGAGATTGACGCAGAATTCACCGCCATTCAATCGGCTGTGAACAGCAAACCTGATGCTAATAATCCAACCATGACAGGAAACGCCAGCGCAGTGAACCTCACTGTCTCAGGCACTTTTACAGCCACCGTTGACGGAGGTACTTACTGATGGCTACCACTGATTTGTCTACTACTACTGGCCTCTTGTCTGGTCTTGGCAATATTTATGCTGCTAACCAAGCCGCAGGCGCACAGACCGACATTGCTAATGCTCTGTTGGCCCAAGGCCAGCAAGCGGCTGAGATGGCGCAGTTCCGTCCTGTTGGCATCACCTCTCGCTTTGGCACTAGCGGCTTTCAGTTTGACGATAAAGGTCGATTGATCGGTGCTGGATACCAAGTTGCTCCTGACATTGCTGCGCTGCGTGAGGCTCTGTTGACTCAAGCAGGTCAAACCGTTGGTGGTGTCTCTCAGACGCAGCCTCTGCAACAAGCTGCGCTGGCAGGCGGAACTGGTCTGTTTAACCTCGGTCAACAATACGTAGCTGAGTCTCCTGAAGCTGCTCGTCAGCGTTACATTAGCCAACAACAGGCTCTACTGGCTCCCGGTCGTGAACAACAACTGGCTCAGTTGACCAATCAACAACAGCAACAAGGTCGTCTTGGTTTGGCTGTTGGCGGCACTCAAGCTGGCTACGCTCCCGGCGCTCAGGGTTTGATGGCTACCAATCCCCAGTTGGCGGCTTACTACAACGCCATCGCTCAACAAGACGCTCAGTTGGCTGCTCAGGCTCAAAACGCTGCTATCCAGCAGGCTCAAGCAGGTCAAGGACTGATGACTGGAGGCTTGGGTGTTGCCGGTGGTGGGTTTAACCTTCAATCGCAAGCTCTGGCTCCGTTTACGGCTGCTTTGACTGGTGCTACGTCAGCAGAAACTCTGGGACAAGCTCCGTTGAGTCTTGGCGCTAGTCTGGGCGCTCAACAGTCTCAGGCAGGCGCTCAAGCGGGTCAATACCTGACTGGTGCAGCTAAGACCGCTGCCGATTACCAAGCTGGTGCTGCCAAGGCTCAGGTTAATGCTGTCAGTGGCTTGGTTGATCCTGTTGCCGCTTTGATCGGCAATCTGTTGGGTTAATATAAAGGATAGAAGTATGGCTACTGATCAATTTGCAGGACTCTTTGGTAGTCCTCTGAGTCAACAAGAACTTCAGAATCAACTGATTGAGCAACGTGCTGCTCAATCAGTTGATTCTGA